ATATAAACTATGCCGCAATGTACGGTAGCACTTCTGCATCTAATGGCAATTTTACAGATAGTCACTTGATTGATGGATGTGGTGTAGCGGGAGACTTAGCATAATGGCACTAGGAAAAATCAAAGCAGATACCCTAGAACACAGCACCGCAGGTTCTCTGGATACATCTTATGTGGTGAATGGTAGTGCGAAGGCGTGGACAAACATCAACGGCTCATCTGGCACACCTGTTGCTCAAGACAGCCTTAACAACGGCAGCATCACAGACAATGCCGCCGGGGACTACACGCTGTCGTTTACCTCTACTTTCGGAAATGCAAATTATACTCATGTAGGTATGGGTGGAAACACCGACACAGCTATGAGAACACCGTGTCAGCAAAAATCCTCAAATGCCCCAGCAAGCGGCTCGTCTCGTTATGAATTGATTGTAGCAAACGGGTCTAGTCCTCTTGATGTTGCGTTTTTTGGAGTTGCAAACTTGGGAGACCTAGCATAATGCAGACACCACAGTTTCAAGGCACACACCTATTTGACAGACTATGCTGGGCAAAGGAAAACCTAGATGCTGTACAGTCTGACTATCGTGTAGTGTACGAGGACAGCATTGACGAGTGCGCTAAGATACTTGTGCCTGACCCTAACTGGATGGCTTGTGCGTTACAGGGCGGCATCCTGCCACCTGTACAGGTATATTGGGAACTAGCTAAAGATGAAGCAAAGCCTGACTTTGTAAAGCATACCAGAGGACACTTGCTACATAACACAAAGCCTGTAGAGGCTATGACAGAAGAGCAAGCAATAGAATACCTAATTATGAAAGATTGCCCACAGCATGTGTGGCGCAATTGGGATGAAGGCAACAAACCTAAAATGGTTATCTGCCGCAAAGAACAGCTTCCGGGTACACGAGAGTGGCGCAACGCTTGGAAGATTACTGAAGAACTTAGCGTCACTGATTTAGCAGCCTAAGAGGAGAAACCTAATGGCACAAACATACATCGTAGACAAGGACGGGAATCAGATTGATGCTTCAACTGCAACTGTCCCTGCTGACCGTCACTTCCGTGGTGCATGGTCATTGAATGGCTCAGTCATCTCAGAAGACATGACAGCAGCCAAAGCAATCTTCAAGGACAAAATCCGTGAGGTTCGCGCACCACTGCTTGATGCAGAGGACGTAGTGTACATGAAAGCACTAGAAGCTGATGACGCAGATGCAAAAGCAGCATCAGTAACTAAGAAAGCCGCACTGCGTGATGCACCAGCCGCTTCTGCAATTGGTAGTGCTTCAGACATTGCAGCATTGAAAGCAGCTTGGGACACAAGCGTACTTGGCGATAGCCCTTACGCATAAGGATAAGTAGATGGCACTGACACAAGTAATAGGCGATGGTTTGGCAACAAGTGGATTGCCAGAAGGTACTGTGGTTCAAGTTAAATATCGCAACGTGATAAACAATAATTTTTCTTCAACCAGTGCTAGTTTTACAGATATTGACAATTGGTATGTAGACATTACGCCTAAATCATCAAGCAATATCATTGTAGTTCAAACCACAATTACTATGAACCTTAATGACCAAGATGGCTATGCACAACTTAGAATTGTAGATTCTAATAATAGCGATACGAAATGGAATACAAACGACCGTATGGGTAGTGCAGCATATTATCAAGCCACGACTGTGTGGTTAGACTATCCCTACTTTCACATAAACACCGCCGGAACAACAAACGCAATGCGATTGCAGTTTCAAGCGCAAATACAAAGCGGTGGAACGCTAACTAATCAATGGTCAAATGCTGATGACAGGATAATTATGGCTATGGAGATTGCCCAATGAATGTAACAGACGCACTAACTGAACTAGGCATCACCGAATGGGTACTTCGTGGTGAGCCAACTACGGAGGCTCAGTTTAATCAGATGTTCCGTAAGGTTACTGGTGCTGACTCTAATGGTAGTGCTATTGAATCATCCACACCAAGCGACTTTGGTGTAACTTGGTCACAGGTGTCAGCTAAGAAAACGGAACTTGTTAATGCAGAGCCTATGCGTTTGCTCCGCGCAGAACGTGACCGATTAATTGCAGAAACGGATTGGTGGGCATCATCAGACCTAACCATGACATCTGCCCAGACAACATACCGCCAAGCCCTACGAGACATCACAGACAGTGCCACATCACTAGATGATGTCACTTGGCCTACGAAACCATAAGGAAGAACGATGCCATACATAGGTAAATCCCCATCAGTAGGAGTTCGCAATCGTTTTGTATATCAGGCGACAGCAGGACAGACTAGCTTTAGTGGCAGTGACCAAGATGCAAAGGTACTGACCTATCAGGATAGCCTGTACATGGACGTGTATCAGAATGGTGTCCTACTCAAACCCGGTACAGACTATACAGCCACGACAGGTACAACAATGGTACTGGTCACAGGGGCATCCCTCAATGACGTAGTTGAGATGATTATCTATGACACATTCTCTGTAGCCAACAGCTACACCAAAGCAGAGGCTGACACACGCTATCCATTCAAGGGCAATGACAGCATCATCCGTTTGAATGGGCAGACCATCACAGCAGACATCACGATTGACAGCGATGAGAATGGCGTATCGGCTGGCCCTATCACACAGGACAATGCCACCGTCACTGTTAACGGATATTGGAGTATCGTATGACCAGTCAGTTAAATGTAGATACCATTGTAGATAAGGCTGGCTCTGGCGGTACAAATGTCAAGGTGGCTAATACATCTACCTATGTGTCAGATGGTGGTAATGCTTCGCAAGATATAATCCCATGTCTTTTAAAAGCGAGAAGTAATACAAATAGTGCTGGTACTGATTTTTATGAAAGATTTAATATTGCATCTTTAACTGATGTGGGTACAGGACAACAAACGCATAACTTTACTAATCCATTTACTGCAAGTGTTTTCACACCAGTTGCGTCAATGCGTAGTGTAGGCACTACCTCTTCTTTCTGTGATTGGGCTGGAGCTACTGGGGTAACTACTTATAGCTATAATGGTAGCGCATATGTAGATAACTTTATGCAAGTACTAGTAGCAGGAGACCTCGCATAATGGCTAGTTTACTTAAAGTAGATGCACTAACAGGTGTAACCACCGCTGGCTCTATTAGCGTTACTGGCGAAGGCAACTCAACCACAACTAATCTTCAGCAGGGGTTGTGTAAGGTATGGTCACGTTTTAATGGTTCTAGTTTTGCTGGTGTTGACAGCTTCAATCAAGCAAGTGTCGCAGATGATGGAACAGGTCAGTATACGGTAAATATGACCAACCCATACTCCGCAAATGAAGGGTCTCACACAACTTGTTCGGGTGCTTATCACGCCAATAACAGGGGTGGTGGTTCAGCTTCTACTGTATTAATTGGAACTTACAACTCCTCACACTCCGCTGCGGATGAAAGCAGAGTTTTTGTTCTTTCACACGGAGACCTAGCATAATGGCAAGCGAACTTAGAGTAAACACCCTGAAGGATGCCGCTGGGAACAACAGCGTGGGTATGGAGTATGTTGCAGAGGGTACAGCAAAGGCGCACGTTAGATTTAATGGCAGTGGAACAGTTGCAATTTCTGGATACTCACTAAACGTGTCATCAGTTACGGATTTGGGTACAGGAAATTATGAACCAATTTTGACAAACGCACTAGCGGCAAATCAAGGTATGCATATGAGAAGTAGCAACAGTTACCAATGCTGGGATAGCAATTCTGGTGCTGCGAATAAAATGCCAATAAATACGTCAAATGCATCTGGAACTTTAGGTGACACTGGACGATGTTACTGTTCAGTACATGGAGACCTCGCATGAGTAAAGCAGCAGAATTAGCCGCGCTGATTGGTTCAGGTCAGGCGCAGGGTAATAAGAATTTTATAATCAATGGCGATATGCAAGTGTCACAGAGAGCCACAGGTGCTACGGCTGTTGGTTCAGGATATTACACAATCGACCGATTTAAGACACATAAAAGTAACGATGGGGCTTTTACCATTGAGCAGTCAACAGATAATCCTTTTGGAACAGGCAACTCGCTGAAAATGGCAGTAACTACAGCAGATACAAGTGTTGCTGCGGGACAGTATCTTTTCTTGTCTCAAAGTATAGAGGCACAAAATTTACAGTCTTTATTATAC